GCTTATCAGAAAGCTTTCTCGCTTGATGATCAACTGCGAATGTGGCTTGCTAGCCGTGGTACTGCGCTTCGCGAACACTTTACTAGCAAAAATAAGTGGGACGTTAACTTCGGTGTAGCTGCAATGTCCTCATTGTTTGGTAGTATGCGAGACGGTAAGTTCAATAGAGATAACCTTATTGAGCTTCCCGATAATTCTAATGAGCACGTTAAGGCTTTGGTCAACCAGTTAATTACCTGGAAGGCTGATACCAAAGGACCAACCGACTGTGTTATGGCACTATGGTTCTGTGAGATTAGAGCAAAAGAATTAATTCAGCAAAGTAACTTTAGAACGGCTCACGCTAACAACAAGTGGGCAACAAGAAGAAACGTTGCCATGCAAGGTGTAGTAAACCTTGATGAAATGGCAATGGAAACATTGTCAGGTCTATACTAGGAAACTAAATGGCATTATCAACTGAGCAAGTTACCAATAAGGTATTGGCTCTTACGCGCAGGTACGCCGAGCGTGACTACCGAATGGCAGACATTACTGCTGTTCGTCGTGGAAACATGGAATCCGTGTACCCAGACATGTTCCCTGAAGGTATGTCACGTCCGATGATTGCCAACTTTGTTGATGTTGCTGCTCGCGACATTGCCGAAGTTCTTGCCCCACTTCCATCTTTTAACTGCTCAACCGCAAATATCAATTCGGATAAGGCAAAGAAGTTTGCTGACAAGCGAACCATTATTGCTAATAACTACGTTGAGTTTTCTAATCTTCAGACCCAGATGTATACAGGTGCTGACTGGTACTTAACCTACGGTTTCTTGCCAATCTTTGTTGATGCTAACTTTGATGCAATGATGCCACATATCCGCATTGAAAATCCAATGGGTTCTTACCCAGAGTTTGATCGTTTTGGTCGCTGTGTATCTTTTACTAAAAAGTACATTAAGACTATGCGTGAGTTAATTGTTGACTTTCCTGAATATGAACGTGCAATCATTGGTGATCTTGGTCGCGATATGGCTGACCTTGACAACAACATGGAACTAATGCGTTACGAAGATGCCGATCAAGTGGTCCTGTTTCTACCACAACGTGGCAATCTAGTTCTTCGTAAAGCTAAGAACCCAATCGGCAAACTATCCGTTGTAGTTGCCCGTCGTCCTGGACTTGATCTAGACGACCCACGTGGTCAGTTTGATGATGTACTTTGGGCACAGATTGCTCGTGCTCGCTTTAGTATGTTGGCTATGGAAGCTGCAGAAAAATCTGTACAAGCTCCATTGGTTCTACCTAATGACGTATCTGAATTTGCCTTTGGTCCAGATTCAGTTATTCGTACCAACAATCCTGCTGGTGTACGTCGCGTAGCTCTTGAACTACCTACTGGTGCATTTACAGAACAACAACTACTTGAACAAGAAATGCGTATGGGTGCTCGTTACCCAGAGGGAAGATCAGGTAACATTGATGCGTCTATTATTACAGGTTCTGGAGTTCAAGCACTTCTTGGTGGCTTTGATTCGCAAGTAAAAGCTGGACAACAAATCCTTGCTGAAACATTCCAGAAGGTTATGGAGCTTTGTTTCCACATTGATCAGACTTTGTTTGATGAAGAAAAGAACATGGCTTGTGTTTATCAAGGTGCTCCATATGAACTTAGCTACAAACCATCTAAAGATATTAAGAGCGATTACAGCATTCAAGTTCGCTACGGAGTTATGGCTGGACTTGATCCATCACGTGCGCTTATCTTTTCGTTGCAAGCTTTGCAGGCTGGATTGCTATCCCGTGAATTTGTAATGAGTGAACTTCCCTGGAGTATGAACGTTGGACTGGAAAAAGATCGTATTGATGTTGAGCGAATGCGTGATGCTCTTGCTGGTTCTATAGGAGCATTAACGCAAGCCATTCCACAAATGGCTGCTAATGGGGCAGACCCTTCAGAGATCATTGAAAAGATTGCTACGGTAATTGACATGAAGAAGAAGGGTACTGCAATTGAAGATGCAGTAATGGAAATCTTTAAGAAAGAAGAAGGCGAAGTAGAAGAAGCTGAAGGAATGCCAGAACAACCTGAAGCTCCTGAGGGAATGCAACAAGGTGCTCCAGCACCTGCAGCGGGACCAGAGGGTCAGCCAGCAGGACCACCACCAGATGTTGCTAGTATCCTAGCTCGTCTTGGTGGCGGGGCATGACAGACGAAGAACGTTTAGCTTTATTTAGAAATAAATTCAAAGACCTACTTGATGAGTATGGTAAAACATTTCATCAAGATGGTGCGTTTTGCACTACATATTTTGTTACTGCAGAATTTTTTGATGGTGATGGTCAATGGTGGGCAAGCACAATATTTGACGATAAAGCACCAATATGGCATGTAACTGGATTAATCCAACATGCATTAGAAAATGATTTTGTTGATGAAGAAGAAGAGGATTAATTATGGCTCAGCAAGGTGGTAAACGACCAGTTCGTACTAAGTCTCAAGCTAAGCCTGTATCGGGTCCAGGTGCTTTGTCACAACGTACTGATATGGTTGCTAGTGATCCAAATGTTTATGGTGATCGCAAAGCTACTCAAGAACTAATGTCAGCTGCTCCTATGGCTAAAGCTCAATCAGTTCCAAGTGCTCCTCCAATTACTTCTTTGTTTGCTCCAACTGAACGACCTAATGAACCAGTTACTTTAAGTCGTCTTGCACAAAATGATCCAACTGGAGAAGTTGAAATGATTTTACAGGACCTTAGTTCCAGAGGCATTGTATAGTGACTATTGGACCGTCTGAGCAAGACAATCGTTTTGCTCTACCAGATAATTTTACTAGGCAAAATGCTTTTGGTGAACCTACTTCAGATCCTAGTGCTGCAATTAAAAGATCTTTAAACCCAGTTGTTGCCCAAGCTAGTCCTGGACTTTATGCTGCTGGAGCGCGTACAAATCTTACTCGTGAAGAACGCAACTTAATCGAGGGTTGGGCATCAATTAAATCAACTCACGAACAGTTGATGAGAATGGATAACAAAAAAGCTGCTGCAGAGTTTGCTAAGTTAGATCCAGATTGGCAAGCAACTTTACAGTCATACTACAAGGTTGATTACGGTCAAAAAGTATCTAAGGATATGCTTGTTGAAGATCCAGTAAAAAGAAAATTACTTGGCATTGATAATGGCTTAAGTGTTGGAGATGTATTCAAGTCTCCATTTAGATTTTTATTTGCTGCTGCAGAACAGTACACAAGACTTTACAATACGCCATACACAATGGCTCAAGAAGCTGCAATTAACCGAGAAAACTTTTGGACTCGTACAAATTTTGAAGCTTCTTTTGATGGTGACTTTGCTTATGACAATAAAGAATTAGATAAATTAGTTAATAAGCATGGTAAAGAATTAAGTTTTGCTGCAATGCATTTACTTGCTGGAAAAACTCCTGGTCAAATTATTGACGCTTGGGGTCCAAATGATGGAGCTATTCTTGAAGCAGTTAATCAAGTATTTAACGAGCCAGATAAAATTGCAAGCCTTATGGATGAATTTGATCGCGCACGTCTGTCTCCTGGTCGCAACGTTGCGCGTTGGGTAAATAAATCTTTTGGCATAGAATCAGAAGAACATCCAGATTGGTTTAAGTTTGGATCTGGTTCTATTGACTTTGCATTTCAAATTTTTGCTGATCCATTAACATACTTAACTGCTGGTGCAAGTAATTTAGGTAAAGCTAACAAATTAACTAAGGCACTTATTTCAAGTAGAGACTCTATTGAATATTTTGCTAATCCTGCTGTTGCTCGTTACTTTGCAGGTTATGGTGAAAAAATTGGTGAGTATGCCAAAGCCATGGAAGCTAAAGATGCAGTTACTGCTGGCAGACTTAAACAAGAAATTTCTAATAAGTACAAAGATCATGGAACAGATCAAGATATTGATTTCTGGGCTAAGGCTGGCGTTACTGACTATGATTCATTTAAGGCTCAATTTACAAATCCAGATTCACAAAACTTTTCAAAATTAGTTCAAGGAAGAGTATCTGGTGTTGCATTTTCAAGAGAGACCGCTTCGGTTGCTCGTCCAGGTAGAGAACTTAGTTTGCGAGCAAAAGAAAAAATTAAAAATACTTTTCTTGGAAAACCTCGGTGGGATGAAATTGATGAACTTGAAACTTCAAAGTTACTTAGAGATTTAGATGAAGGCAATCTTTCAGATGTTGAAAAAGTAATTCAACAAACTGGTTCTAAAGGTGGCGTACTTGATAGAGCAAGAAAACAATTAGAGTATCAATTTTCTTTGCATCCAGGATTCAAGGGTGTATTTGTTGATGATGACAATGTAGTTAAAACTCTTGAAACAGTTCGTCAACAAGCTAACTTAGCTTTTAAAGACAAAACTCTTGCTCATTTATTTACTGAACATTTTAGAACTTCTACACAAGAGCAAAGAATTTTTCTAAAAAGAAATCTTGATGAATTAATTATACGCAGCACTGGTATCCTTGGTTTGCCAGGTGGCAAAGAGTATATGAAAAAGCAACTTGATTTTCATTATGGTACCGACAATACATTTACTGCTGGCAAAGATGCAACTCGTCCAGCACACTTTGGTGACTCACCAGTATCTACTGATGTTATGGGTCCACTAGGTCCTAGCCAAATGAAAAATCAAATTGGTGGTCTTGACTACCGTAAGATTTCTGAATTTGTTGCAGCTGGTCAACTTAAGCAAGTTAAAGCAAGCGGAAAGCTAGATGTTAATACTGCTTCAAAATTGGTTGGTGGAATTTACAACAGCAAAGTAGTTGGAGATTTTGTTGACTTTTGGAGTCTTGGAACTTTGTTTCCACAACTTGGTGTTAGAACAGCAATTGATGAAAGTTTCTTTTTTGGTTTAACTGCAAAGTTTCCAATTCTAAGAGAATTTTTTAAAGCACAAAAATATGGAAAGGTTCTTGATGCTTACACTGGTAGTAAAGCAGGAACTGGTGCAGTAAAAAATGTTTTAGAATCTTCTGTTGGTACATTAATTGGTAGAGATCTTGGTGCCGTTCGTGCCATTACACAGGGACAACGAGATGAAATCTTTGACGATGTTAACCTTAGATTTAATCAATTTGAATCTGCTTATGAAGCCAACCGTTTTGCTAATAAAAAAATAGCTGGTTTAGCACTAGCAACTAAGTATGGATCAAAGCTTTCAGAAAAAGAAAAAGAACATCTAGAAGACTTGATGTTGTACAATCCAAATGCAATGGCTGATGCTAGTGCAATTAGAATTATTGATGCAACATTAAACCAACAAGGTATTCGTGGCGATAACCGAATCATATCAAAAAGCAATGCTGACAAATCCTTAGAAGAAGCCGCAATGCTTTCTACTGGAAACTACGATATTCGCAGATTAAAAGATATGGACGAAGCGGAACTTAATACTTTAATGTTCCATAACTTTATTACTGGTTTTGCTCAAGATGGATTTAAGTTTGGTGCTGATCCAGCTGCAATTTTTATTGCCAATAAAGGTTTAGAAACTGCAGCAGATGTTAACAATGCAGTTAACCAATTCTTAAAAGCAACTGGTTTTGTATTTAATGGCAAGATCTGGCAAGTCAATAGCAATAAAGTTGGAGACGTAAAAAGATTTATTGAGCAAACAACCCATATGAAAAAATATGATGGTTTGCCAGATGTAGAAAAAGTAGCAGAATTTGCTAAAGACTTATTTGCTGATCTTTATGTTCGATTCCACGGTGATGTAAGTAACTACAATGCTGAATTAGTTAAAGTTTTTCAGCCATTTATTAATGGATGGGTTAAAGATCACAGACAAATTCTTAATCAAATGGATAAGTTAAATGATTTTTCTCATCCAAATGGAAAAATTAAAATTCCAAGTTATGCAAGTTTAGTAAAAGGTAATCGACCTAAAGAAGAAATTGTTTCTGATTTAGACTTTGAATATGGTTTGCCAGCTAACTATCGCAAATACGGTGATCGCTTATTTGAATTTATGAGCCGAGCTAGTGATGACATTTATCGCAACCCTTCTGTCCAAGCTCATTACATGATTTACCGTGAAGCTGAGTCAGTTGCTGAAGCTGCAATGAAAAAAGATGTAGCAAAAAGACTAGTTGATCAAGGCATGGAACCAGGTAAGGCTATGCAACTAGCTACCGAACAGTCTAAAGAATTTTTTATTAATCGTGCAATGACAAGAGCTACTAATCAAGTTCTTAAGTATGCTGATAATCCAGATATTAGAACTGTTTTTGCGTACAATGTAAGAACTGTTGGTCGTTTTTATCGCGCAGTTGAAGATTTCCATCGTCGTATGTATCGTTTAGTTAAAGACAACAAGCTAAGTACTGTTTATCGTATGCGATTAATGACAACTGGACTTGATTCCTTTGGCGATATTCACGAAGATCAAAATGGTGAGAAGTACGCAATCTTGCCAATGGATGATGTTATTTATGGTGCAGTAAATGGCACCTTGCAAATGCTAACTAATGGAAAAGTTGGCGTTAATCAACCGTTGTTTAATGATATTACATTTAAGATTACAGCACTTAACCCATCTTTTCAGACTGATGCTGGTGTTCCATACCTATCTGGTCCCGCTGGTTCGCTTTCTGTTTGGGCAGTTAAAAATTTGCTTGGAAAATTTGATCCCACTGCAAATATTGGTGAAGATTTAGACCAATGGACACTTGGCAGTATGGGAGATAATGTTGGTTTCCGTAATGCTGTTGTTCCAAAGTTTGTTAATAACATTTGGAAAATGCTTGCGCCAGATGAAAGAGATCAACAAGAGGTTTCTGCTTACGTTCAGGCAATCGCTTACAATCAAGCTAACGGTTTAGGTATTGATCCAGCAGACTATGCTGATGATCCTGCTGGACTTGATAAAGCAAAGCGTGAATACTTGCACGACCTAAAGATTTCTGCACATAACATTATCGTTACTCGTGCATTACTTGGCATGATTCTTCCCGTGTCTGTACAAACTAAAGACACAAAAGATTTGCCAACATACTTAAAAGAAAATGGCGTAGTAAGTATGAAGGCAAGTTTCTACGAAGTTCTTGATGAAATTAAATTAAAGTATCCAGATGTAGAAAGTCCTTATGAACTTGCTTTAGCAACTTGGACTGGTGAAAATCCAGGCAAGGTTGTATATCTTGTTTCTACTAATCAAGAAGGTATAAAGCCTATTATTGATTATTCAAATGAAATGCAAGATTGGGCTATTTCTAATCGCGATGCTATTGATAAATATGGCGTTGGTGCTTTAATGTTTGCTCCAAATAGTGGTGAGTTCTCTCCTGGTGTTTACAAGTGGGCAGAGTCTGCTGGTATTGTAAACCGAATTCCAGAAGACAAGACATTATCAAAGTACATTTCTGATTACTTTGATGGTGTGACGCTTCAGGCATACGCTAATGCTTACTATGACTTAGCTGATAAAGAAGCAGAGGATCTTCGGTCTATTCCATTTACTGATGTAACTCTACGTAGGTCTGCTTTAAATGCATACGAAAGAAAACGTCAAGAGTTTATGCTTAAAGTTCCTGGTTTAGATCAGTACATTAGAAGTGGTGTGGATAATACCGATGCTGCTCAATTTGTTCAGTCTGCATACAACTATGTTAATTCTGATGGTGCTGCAGTTAAGCCAGAAGTTAGAGAAAAAATTAATCAGGCTTATGAGATTTACAATAATTTTATAAAGTATGCAAATCAAATTGATTCTATGGATCCATCTGGTGCATCCGACATGAAACGTGCACAAAAAGAAAAAGCTATTGATGAGATTCAAAAAATTATTGATTCTGATCCAAGCAAGACCGTTGAACAATACTTTAAGTATGGATTGTTAAAACTAATGACTGCTAAGTCTCGTGATGCACAACCAGGAATTGGCAGAAATATTATTAAGGAAGTAGGAAACTAATGGCTGGTGGTGGCACTGGTGGAGTTGGACAAGTTAAACCACAAACTGGTTTTCCTACGTGGGGTCAAGGTGTACCAAAAAAACCTGGACAAGTTCAAGTTCCTATAAAATTTAATTTTGGTGCTGGCAATCCTTTTGGTCCTGGATTTATTTTACCAAGCGAAGCTGTTGGTGGTTACGAATGGAAAATAAATACTCAACAACAATTTCCAGTTGCTATTTCTCTTATTGGGGATAGTACTGGAAGGTACATTCCAAGTCCTTATACTGGAGAAGGTTCTGCTGCAGGTTCACCATTAACAAGAGATCAAGCAATTGCTAAGATTATTACTGATACATCTGGCAAGCCAGGTGGAATACTTGCACTTAAAAAACAATTAGATGAAAAGCAGTTTTATGGTAATCCAAAAGCTGGACAACAATCTATTCTTTCTGGAGATTCATTAGATAATAATTTTTATGCAGCATTATCTTTTGCTTTAGATCAAGCCACTGGTTTTAATGCCTCACTTGCAGCACAACAGGGCGATGTAACTAATCCTAAAATTTATAGTTTTGAACAATTTTTATTAGAAGCACCTAAGAGTGGTTTGTATAATAGTACGTCATTTGGTGGTGGCGGTGGTGGAAGAAGAACCACAATTACAAATCAAAAGTTTAGTCCAGAAGATTTTGATGTTGCAATTGATCAGTTGTTTCAGCAAACAGTTGGTCGTGGTGCAACCGAAGAAGAACTAGCTGACTTTGTTGGTAAGTTACAGTCTTACGAAAAGAAGAATCCACAAAAAACTGTAAGTGTAACCTCTGGCAATACCACAAAGACTACACAAAGTGCAGACAGAATTAGTATTTATGAAACAATCACGACTACTACAGATGGCAAGAAGTCAAAAACAAAGTCTCCTCGACCTTCTCCTGGTAAAGCATGGAAGAAGGAAGGTAAGTATTGGGTAAAGCCTGCTAAGCCTTCTAGTAACGTAGCATGGGATGATAACAAGGGCTGGATTACTGCTGCTGCACAGGCAACTGCATGGGATATTCCACTTGCAATCATTAATTCTGATCCAGGACTTAAAACACTTTTTGATGAAGCTTGGGCTGCACAAAAACGTGGTGAAGAATGGACTCAAGAAACATTCATAACTAAGCTTAAGGCACTTGAATGGTATAAAACCAAGAGTGACGCACAGCGAAAGTACTACACCTTATCAAAGGATCCTGCTCAGGCAGAAGAATTTGCTGCACAAATAAAAGCAAATAAAGCTACTGTTCAAGACGTAGCTGGATTACTTGGTGCAACATTAACTGATGCAGAAGCAGATCTAGTTGCTCGCACTAATCTTCAAAATGGTTTTAATGAAGCAGAGTTAAAGAACTTTCTTTCTGGTTACATTAAATTTACTGGTCAAACTGATGCAGAAAAGATTGGTTCTTTATACGGTGTTGCTGGTGATACAGAAGATACCCTTCGCACATGGGCAAGGAAGAATAACGTAACACTATCTGAGGACTGGATACTTGGTCAGGTACGTGGTGTTGCTGCTGGAGATTTTACTGTAGATAAAGCAAAAGATTACGTAAACAATATTGCTAAGCAACAGTATGCTGCATGGGCAGACAAGATTGATAATAACAACAGTGTTGAAGATCTTGCTGCTGGCTATCGCCAACTTGTTGCTAGTGAACTTGGTGACAATATAGATAATGTAACTCTTGAGAATGAGTTTGTTAATAACGCAATGCTTGCTACAGATGATAAAGGTAGACCAATTACCAATCAAGCATTAGCCAAGACTGTTCGTAAAAGCGATGCATGGGCAGATGTGCCAAAAAACAAAGACAAGATCTATGGTTTAGCAGATGATATTTTATCTAAGTTTGGAATGAGATAATGGCTGGTTGGGAAGATCTTAAACAAATATTTATTGATAGTGGATTACCAGAACTTGCTGACATAATTACTCAGATTGCACAAGATGAAGGTGTAGACGCAGGTAATATCATTACTGAAAAGCTTCGCCAGACTGATACATACAAGCAAAGGTTTCAGGGCAATACTGATCGTTTAGCTGCTGGCAAGTCTATTCTTACTGAAGGTGAATACCTTTATCAAGAACGTCAGTACACAGAAACAATGAAGGCTTATCAAGCTGGTGGTCTAGCTACTAGAGGTAACTTTGCATCATTAATTGCCAATGATGTATCTGTTAAAGAAGTACAGGATCGCTTTGCCAATGCTTACACAAGAGTGCAAAAAGCAGTTAGTTCAAATGATAAACCACTTGTTGATGAATTACGCAAAATGTATCCAGGTATTACAGATAATGAAATTGCAAATAGTTTAGTTCTTGGTTCTGAAGGTTCGGATTACTTAAAGAACAAACTTAAGAACATTTGGTGAAACAAGTACTGAAGGTCTTCAGCAAGAACTTGAACAAGAAAATCTTCTTGGAGTACAAAGTAAGCGAACAAAGCGTTTAGCTTCTCAGCAACGTGCACAATACAGTGGTCAATCTGGAATTAGATCTGGATCACTAGGAAAGAAATCACAAGTATAAACTCTCGTTGGATCGACCAGCCCCAACGACGTAACAGACTGGTAGTGGAAGCCAAGTTATATTCCCCGTATAACTTTGTGGTCTGCGTTTAACCGATGAATAAGGGAGATAGTTACGATGAGTAACAATAACGAATGGTACGAAGACGACGATGACTTCTTTGAAGAAGAAGATCAAACTAGTGGATTGCAAAATCTACGTAAGGCAGATCGCGCTAAGTCTAAGCGTATCAAGGAACTAGAAACTGAATTAGAAAGTTTACGTAGCTTTCAGCGTCAGTCTGTCGTCAGTTCCGTTCTAAATGAAAGAGGAGTTAATCCTAAGGTCGCTACATTTATTCCATCAGATGTTGCTAATGATCCAGAATCAATTAGTAAATGGTTGGATGAACATGGTGAGATCTTTGGTGTTCAGTCTCAAGTACAGCAACCTATGGTAGACCAAGAAAATCTATCTATGTTGCAACAGATTGATGCTGTCACAAGCTCGGCTCTTTCTCCTGACGATGTTAATGATGTGTTCTCACGTCTTAACAATGCTCAGAGTGCCGAAGAATTATTGGAAATGATTTACGGCGCAGATTCGTAATCAATCACACAACCCCTAAGGAAATAACATGGCTGTAACAGGCTTATCGGGTGGTTCCGCCAATACTAATGGTGGTCTTGGTGGTGGACAGTACTCGTCCGCCAACAACGTAGGAACATTCACCCCATCCAATGGTGCTGGTCTAGTTCAGAAGGCATACGATCGCCTTGTTGAATTTGAACTACGCGCTACCCCATTGCTACGTTCAGTAGCAGACAAGAAGCCTGCTCGTTCTGAAGAAGTAGATCCAGCTGCAGTAGCACTTGGTACTCCAGATATTGTTACCGTTACTCTAAACGAATACGGTAACTCTACTCTAGTAAGCAAGAAGCTTGGTCTTATGTCACTTGCTGACGTAGATCCAGCGGTTGCTAACATCATTGCATTCAACATGGCTGATAGCATTGATGATCTAGCACAGAATGCTCTACTAACTGGTACTAACGTACTATACGCAACTGGTGGAACAACCACTGCAACTACAACTTCAGGAATCACTTCAGATGATACACTATCTGCTGCTGATATCCGTAAGGCTGTAGCTAAGTTGCGTAGCAACAAGGCTAACGGACGTAAGGGTTCACTTTACTGGTGTGGTATTCACCCAGAAGTTTCCCACGACCTTCGTGCCGAAACTGGTGCTGCTTCATGGCGTAACCCACATGAGTACCAGAGCAACGATGCAATCTGGGCTGGCGAAATTGGTCAGTTTGAAGGTGCATACTTTATTGAGTCTCCTCGTCTGTACACTGCTACAGATGGTGACAGCTCAATCAAGGTATACCGTACCTTCCTAGCAGGACAGCAAGCACTTGCTGAAGCTGTTGCTGAAGAACCACACGTAGTCATTGGTCCAGTCGTGGACCGCTTGATGCGTCAGCGTCCAATTGGTTGGTACGGTGTTCTAGGACACGCTATCTACCGTCAGGAAGCGTTGTACCGCATTGAGTCTGCTTCTAGCATTGCCTAGTTAGTGACTAGCTTCATCCCCACCCACAAGGTGGGGGTGTTGCTAGGTACTGAAAGGGATTAAATGTCTTACCTATTTGTACCACCAGTGGTTGACGAAGGACCTATGGGTGGTAACTGGCTATTTGCTCGTTATACACGCAAGCAAGGTGTAACGGTTTATCGTATTGATGGACAGTTCTATGAAGATAGATTTCCATCACAGGATGATCTTGCCTTTGCTGACCTTGTTTATCTTGGAGGGCATGAATATGTTGTTACCGAAGATGAGAAAGACGCACTTGAGTCGGTTGGTTATGAGGTGTTTGTCTTATGACACTGATAGAATCATTGACGGTTGCATCACTAAGTATAGGTATCCTGAGCGTATTAATTAAGTGGTTTGTAGTAAGTCCACTTAAAAGTTTTATTAAAGATCAGACATATCCCATCCAGCCCACGGCTAATGGTGGTCGTAGTCTTCCAGACATTGCCCGTGCAGTGGACAGGATTGAAAAACGTTTAGATGAACATATTAATTTACATCTTAAGGATGAAGTATGAGTGGTAAGTATAACATTGTAGCTGAACAAGGTGCTACCTTCAACCTTAACTTTAGAGTTGAAACTAATGGAACTGCTTGGAATTTATCTGATTATGATTTTGCAATGCAAGTTCGTCGCTCTACTTCAGCTTCTTCAACTTTATTAAATATTACTTCTGCAACAATGACATCTTTAGGTCATGTTTCTGTGACGGTACCAGCATCCATAATGACTGATGTACCAGCTGGTCGTTGGGTATATGACATTGAACTTACTTCCTCTGGTAATGAGGTTACTCGTATCTTGGAGGGTCGCTTCATTGTAACAGCACAGGTGACACAATAATGCCTGATTACACAGTTATCATTGAAGAAGAAGTAACTTCCACTACAGTTACTATTGAAGAAGTAATTACAGATGTTGTTCTTGGTGGAGAAGTTATACAAGAAACAGTTGTTATTGTCGACAATGCACAAGGTCCTCAGGGCAATCAGGGCATTACTGGACCTACTGGACCAATTGGACCGACAGGTCCAACTGGACCTACTGGTGTAGCAGCAACTATTGCAGTTGGAAATGTTTCTTCAACTGGTCCTAATGGAACTGCAATTATAACAAACGTTGGTACTACTAGTGCTGCAGAGTTTGATTTTACATTAAAGCAAGGTATAACAGGTCCAACAGGTGCTCAAGGTATTCAGGGCGTTCAAGGTATACAAGGTATCACTGGTCCTACTGGCAGCACTGGTGATACTGGTTCAACTGGACCAACAGGTCCACAAGGAGCAACAGGTAGTACTGGTTCCACAGGGACTACGGGTAGTACGGGACCAACGGGACCAACGGGTGCGACAGGTCCTACGGGACCGCAAGGCGATCAAGGTATTCAAGGCATCCAAGGTGTAACTGGTTCACAAGGTGTACAAGGTATTCAAGGTATTACAGGACCAATCGGACCTACTGGTGCTACAGGTAGCACTGGTGATACAGGACCTACAGGTCCCACAGGACCAACAGGTTCAACTGGTTCTGCTGGTTTAAACGGTGACAAGTATGCAACCACCTCAACATCTACTTTAACTATTGCCGCTAGTGGTACTTTAACTTTAACCATTGGTACTGGATTATCTTACTCCACTAATCAGACGGTTCTAGTTTCTTACGACATTTCAAACCACATGCACGCTGAAGTTGATACCTACAACCCAAGTACTGGTGTCATGGTGGCTCAGATTACTGACTCCGATGGCTCTGGAACTTACTCTGTATGGGAAGTAAACCTTTCTGGTGCTGTAGGTATTGCAGGTCCAACTGGTCCGACAGGACCTACTGGTGCTGACTCAACTGTTCCAGGACCGACTGGACCTACAGGAGCTACAGGAAGTACAGGACCAACTGGACCTATTGGTGATACTGGTCCGCAAGGAATTCAAGGCGTACAAGGTATACAGGGAATACAGGGCGTCACAGGACCTACGGGTCCTCAAGGGTCAACTGGTCCTACAGGTCCTACAGGAGCCGATAGCACGGTTCCAGGACCTACGGGTCCTACTGGACCTACGGGAGCAACTGGACCAACTGGAGCAGATTCAACTGTACCTGGTCCTACTGGACCTCAAGGTCCTGCAGGTGCAACTGGTGCCACTGGAGCGACAGGGGCAACAGGAGATACTGGAGCTACTGGTCCGACAGGACCTATTGCTCCCGCTGGATCTATTGTTATGTGGACAACAAATACTGCTCCAACAGATTGGTTACTTTGCAATGGAACAGCAGTATCAAGAACCACCTATTCAGGTTTGTTTGGAATTGTAGGAACAACCTATGGAACTGGAGATGGTTCAACTACATTTAATCTTCCTAATCTGCAGGGTAGAGTACCAGTTGGTAAAAACACAACTGGTACTTTTGCCACACTAGGTGGTACTGGTGGTGTTGAAACTGTAACCTTAACTGCTGCACAGTCTGGAACTACGGCTCACGCACACGGTGCTAGTTCTGGAACTGAAAGTGCTGATCACTCTCACTCTGGTAACACTGGTAACGTATCTTCGGATCACTCTCACGGTTGGTCATTTACCGAAACTACCGACTCTACTGGTGATGGTGCTGCACGTTACGACTCCTCTGGTGCTGCATCTCAGGGTGCTCAGAACTATGGTACTGGTGGTATTTCTGCAAACCACTACCACGGATTCTCAACTGGTGGACGTAGTGCTGCGCACACCCACTCAATTACAGTTAACAATTCAACTGCTGCTAACGCTGCAGAAGCGCACACAAATCTACAACCATACATTGTTCTAAACTACATTATCAAAACATAAGGAAAAATAATGGCTCAAAACTTTAGACTAGATTCTTTGAACATGCTTCTTGTTACAGAGAAGTCAAACCTTGCTACAGCAAATGTTCATCTAGACTTCTATGCATCCAAAGAGGCTAAGGGAGTTGAATTAGATTTCCAAGAGCGTTCAGACAAAGAGTTCTGGGTACAAAATGTAGATAAAATTAATGAGCGTATGGCTTTCATCGAGGCAGAAATTGTAATCGAAAAGGCTAACGAAGAGACCCATACTCATTAGTTTGTGATATGATTGGATTATGAAAAAACCAACCATTGAATTTAATATCTCTAAAGATTATGAAGGGATATTTGATAAGCCAGAACCTGCTCGCAATAACACACCAGAATGGTGGAAGCGACAATCACGTTACCAACGTGAAAGTGTACACACATACAACGCTAAAGGCGAAGTATCTCATACAATCAAAAGATGTATGCCAGTAATGGATGCAATGATAACGGGTTACGTTATTAAACTTCCATCTGATCTAGTAGTGCAACAAGTTCATGGTGAACCAGTATTTGTTTGGGGATTTACTGAGTGGGGATTAATCTCTCCACATAATCCCGAGCAAGTAACCGAGTATCCTAAAGATGATCGTTGGCATCCACAGCCATTAAAGTTTATTAATCCTTGGGCAATACGTACACCAAAAGGTTACTCTTGTTTGTTTACAGCTCCAATGCACGGAGATAAACTACCATTTCATATACTTGATGGAATTGTAGATACAGATGTTTTTAATGTTCCAGTTAATTTTCCATTTTTTATTGAAGATAAATTTGAAGGAACCATACCTGCTGGTACTCCTATTGTTCAAGTAATTCCATTTAAGAGAGAAGAATGGAATTCAGAGTATAAGTATATAACAAAAGATGATCACAATAAATTACGATCATCAAGTAGATTTGTTAAAGATCGTTATATGAAATTTTTTAGACAACCAAAAAACTTTAGCTAGGAGATACAATGGCTTGCCGTACTGGTTGCCCAACTCAAGACTGTGAATCATATGCAGATTGCTGCAAGGGTGTAGCAATTAATAGGTCCTCGCTACGTCCCTAGCATGGTAAAGATTGCAGTTTATGCTATAGCTAAAAATGAAGCTAAGCATGTTAAACAATGGGTAGATGCTACTACTGGGGCAGATGTCCGAATTGTCTTAGATACTGGGTCAGAAGATAACACCTATGACCTACTTCAGAAGTACCCCGTAGAGGCTCACAGAGCCACGCTAAGCGACTTTAGGTTTGATGTAGCACGAAATATGGCTCTAAATTTAGTGCCATATGACGTAGATATATGTGTCTCTTTAGACATGGATGAAGTTCCTGATCCAGACTTCTTTGATAAATTACGGCAGGCTTGGAAGCCTGACACTGGTAGAGCTTGGGTTATGTGGGATACAGGTAATATCTGGGCTAACAATAATCGTATTCATGCTAGACATAATTACAAGTGGCGTTATCCTTGCCACGAAATTATAGAACCTATTGATAAAAGTTTAGATAAACTTATTATAGTTGAGTCATTGGTAACTCATAAGCCAGACAATGATAAACCTCGTAATAGTTATTTATCATTGCTAGAACTAGGTCATGCTGAAGATCCAACTAATCATAGAATGATTGTTTACTTAGCACGTGAATATTACTTTAAGAGTATGTGGCAAGAACTTATTAATGTTGGTAAAAAGCTAGAAAATATTCCAGGATGGAATGTTGAACGTGCTCAGACTTGGCGTGGTATGGGTGAAGCCTACTGCAAGTTAGGTAATGAACGTGAAGGTCTTTATTGGTATCAACGTAATGTTGAAGAAGCACCACTAGATTTAGAAGCTTGGATGCCTTTAGCATTTTATTATTATGAACGTAAAATGTGGAATCATTGCTATCAAGCAGCTATACAAGTAACTAAAATTCCTAATGAATCTTATAATCATTATGTTGCTGATCAATCAATGCCTTGGAGAATGTACGATTTGCTAACTATTGCATGTTGGAACTTAGGTAAAAAAGGTTCTGCCAAAAAGTATGCACGTAAAGCGGTTGAACTTAATCCAGAAGACGAACGTTTAGTTAATAACTATGAGTTTGTTATGACTCAAACTGTAAAGGATTATAAGAATGGCTTGTAGAACTGGCTGTCCTACTCAAGATCACGAGTCTTGGGGTGATTGCTTGCGAGCATCAAACATACAGATGTCAACTGGTGACGCTAATGGCGAGCTAGTTAACAATGGTTGGACTAATAAAAAATGGGACAACGAACTTAAGTTATACCGCGAAGCTCGTGCTCAAGGTATACAACCAGAAGGAACATCCACAGATAAAATCCGTAAAGCTATGGATGTAAGCGACAAAACAGGACACGCATTCGGTTCTGCTTTATAAAGGAGATAACCATGTGTGCTTCATGTGGATGTAATCACGTTAACTATAATCACGAAATGCCTACAATGCCAGGTTCTTACAAAGGTATTGACAAAGTAAATTATAACATGCC